TCTGGTTATAAGATTACAATAGAAAGGGTTAATTATCCTAACCTTGAATTCTTTGTACAATCTGTACAGCACCCATCTGTATCTGTTCCAATGACAGAAGTAGGTTATCCTAGAGCAACTGTACATATGCCTGGTGATAAATTAGTTTATGATGAAGTTACATTTGATCTACTCTTAGATGAAGATATGAATGCATATATTGAGATGCATAATTGGTTAAAGAGATTAGTCGAAGACAAGGTCCGAGGTGCTTCTGAGAGGCCTCTACAAGTGCCTACCACTGCTGATATAACTTTGACCCTACTATCCAGTCATAATAATGTTACTAAAAAGTTTATTTACAGAGACTGCGTACCAACAAACATTGGTGGTGTGCAAATGTCTTCTAATGTGACTGATGTTGCTTATATTAATGTCCCGATGGGCTTTGCATTTACTTACTTTGATATTGTATAGATAGTTATGATTATGATGGAGATATATTATGAACCTAGAATCAGTTCTGGAGATGTGGAAAAAAGATAGTCAGATTGAACAATACAATCTTGACGAGACTAGCCGCAATACACCACAGTTGCATGCAAAATACTTAGAACTGCTTTCTATTGCTAAACTGCAAATGAAGAAAGCTGAACACACACAAAAATCTTTACTTCATAAAAAATGGCTTTACTATAATGGTAAGATGAGCCAAGAAGAAATTGTCGAGTTAGGCTGGGAGTTTGATCCTTTTAATGGCCTTAAAGTATTAAAAGGTGAAATGGAATATTATTATAATTCCGATATAGATATTCAGAAGTCAGAAGAAAAGTTGACTTATTATAAAACTCTCATTGAGACACTAACTGAAATAGTAACCAATCTAAACTGGAGACACCAGACAGTTGGTAATATGATTAAATGGAGGCAGTTCGAAGCCGGTGGATAATATCTATGTAAAGAAAAAGAATGAATCAGTATTGCATGTTGGTACTGATATGGGTATATCAAATGAGTTGTCTGATTTTTTTAGCTTCTTTGTCCCTGGATATAAATTTATGCCTGCATATAAGAATAGGGTGTGGGATGGTAAGGTAAGATTATTTAATGCGCAAAGCTGTGAACTACCGGTAGGTCTGTTTCCATATCTAAAAGAGTTTGCAGGACCTAGACAATATACAGTCGAAGTAGACCATGATGCATTCTATGGTATCCCAGGATCTACCAATGATGTTGATATAGATGAATTTGTAAAGTTTGTAGAGGATCTAAATTTATCATCACGTGGTAAAAAAATTAAGCCTAGAGACTATCAGTTGGAGGCTGTACTAGAAGGTATCCACAGAAAGCGAGCTATCTTGTTGAGCCCTACTGGTTCTGGTAAATCTCTTATTATCTATTTGCTTATGAGGTATCTATTAGAAAGAACCAAGAAAAAGGTATTGGTTATTGTACCAACAACAAGTCTAGTACAACAAATGTATGCTGACTTTGAGGATTACTCTGCGTATGAAGATAGTTGGAATCCTGAAACTGAATGCCATAGAATTTATTCTGGTAAACCTAAGATGAATATGAGCCAACGGGTGTTTATCTCTACATGGCAATCTGTCTATAAATTACCTGGTGCTTGGTTTGAGCAGTTCGGTACAGTCTTTGGAGACGAGGTTCATGGATTCAAGTCTAAATCTCTGACTGGAATTATGAATAAGTCAAGAGAAGCAACATATAGATTTGGTACCACTGGTACTTTAGATGGTACTCAAACACATAAGCTAGTTTTAGAAGGTCTTTTTGGTAAGATATATAATGTAACCACCACAAAAAAGCTACAAGATGATGAGACACTTGCAGCACTAGATATTAAGGTAATGCTTTTAAAATATCCAGATGAGGTGCGAAGAGCATTTGGTAAGAAGCAATATCATGATGAAATAGATTATATCGTAACCAATGAAGCAAGAAACAATCTAATTAAGAATTTAGCAATTGATCAAGAAGGTAATACATTAGTTTTATTTCAATTAGTAGATAAACATGGTAAAGTATTATTTGATCTAATTAGAGAAGCTGCACACGAAAGAAGAAAGGTATTCTTTGTAAGCGGTGAGACAGAAACTTCAGATAGAGAGGCCATAAGAAAAATTGTCGAGAAGCAGAAAAATTCTATCATTGTTGCGAGCTTGGGTACCTTTAGTACCGGTATCAATATTCGTAATCTTCATAATATCGTTTTTGCTTCTCCTAGTAAATCCCAAATTAAAGTGTTGCAATCTATCGGTAGAGGACTCAGACAATCGGATGATGGTAGAACAACAACATTATATGATATCGCTGATGACCTACATTGGAAAGCAAGAAAAAACTATACTTTAGTGCATAGTGCTGAACGTATTAAAATATATGCAAAAGAATCCTTCAACTATAAAATTTATGAGATAGAGTTAAAAACATGAGTGAGCCTTATTTAAGACAGTTTAAACTAACAACCGGAGAAGAAATCGTATGTGAAATCCTTGAATGGAATGATGAAGAAACTGACTTGATTGTCATTAGACACGCTGTAGAAATACAATATATAGTTAAAGATTCCTACAGAATGTGCACTATGAGACCTTGGATGTTACAGCAAGTACAGAATGAAATGTTCCAAACACTAAGTGCTAATCATGTTGTCGCTGATGCTAGACCGGCTCTTGAAACGGCGGCTAATTGGCAAGAAACTGTAGATTTCTTTATTGATGCAAACCAACTTGATAAGACGAATGAAGGACCTATGGATTTAGATACAGAAGATAGTATCGATGATGACTTAGGAAAGGTCTTAAATTTCCCAAAGGACAAGATGCATTAGATGTATACCATCTACCCCTAAAAGCTGTTAGCTTATTATAACACAGATAAGGCAATCTGTAAACCCCCAAAATGAATTATTTTTAATTATTTTTATTGTTTACAATCTTTTTAAATTGTAGTATAATGGAAATATTGAAAGGACTATATTATGGCAAGAACAAAAAGAAAATCAATTCACTATGTTAATAATGCAGAATTCTCATCTGCTGTAGTTGAATATGTTACTGTTGTTCAAAAAGCAAAATCAGAAGAAACAATTCTACCTGTTGTACCAGACTATATTGCTCAGTGTTTCCTAAAGATCGCTGAAGGCTTGTCTCACAAGTCAAACTTTATTCGCTATACATATCGCGAAGAAATGGTAATGGATGCAGTTGAGAATTGTCTGAAAGCTATTGAGAACTATAACCTAGAAGCAGCAACTCGAACTGGTAAGCCTAATGCCTTTGCTTACTTCACACAAATTAGTTGGTATGCATTCCTAAGACGCATCGCTAAAGAGAAAAAGCAACAAGATATTAAGTTTAAGTATCTAACTAATAGTGGTGTCGAGGCATTTATGAATGTTGGCGAAGCTGGTGAATTCCAGAATATTGTAGCATCTAACTTTGTAGACCAGCTAAAGGATCGTATTGATAAAGTAAAAGAAGTTGATACAGCAGTTAAAGAGATTGTTAAGAAAGAAAAGCGTAAAAAGCGAGAGGTCAAAGTAGACTCAGATTTGAGTGGGTTTATTGAATGAAGGTAGCAATCATAAATGACACTCATTGTGGTATCCGCAATAGCTCTGACATATTTATCGATAATGCAGAGAAATTTTACAGCGATGTATTTTTTCCTTATCTTTTGGAACATGGTATTCAGCATATCGTGCATCTTGGTGATTACTATGATAACAGGAAGTTTATCAATTTCCGTGCTCTTAACCGTAATCGTCAACACTTTCTTAAACCGCTAAGAGACCATGGCATTACCATGGATATTATCTGTGGTAACCATGATACATTTTATAAGAATACTAATGACTTGAACAGCTTGAAAGAGTTACTAGGTCATTATATGAATGAAGTAAACATCATCAGTAAGCCTAAAGTTATGGAATATGGTTCTCTCAAGATGGGTTTGGTTCCATGGATCTGTGCAGAAAATGAGAAACAATCACTAGACTTTCTTGCCAACTGTAAAGCAGATTTTATTGGTGGACACTTTGATATCATTGGTTATGAGATGATGAAAGGTATTAAGTGTGATCATGGTCTTGATCGTAATCTTTTCAG